CTCTCCACAATAGCGGAAAGCCGTTTTTACATATTGGTCGGAGTGACCGGATTTGAACCGACGACCTCTACCACCCCAAGCCCACGCACGAAGTGCGTAGGCTGTTTTTTTATGTCCGAAGCATTAAATGTTGAGGGTGCAGGGCGCATAAAGCTGTGCTGTGCGCCCTGCCTGCCCCCTGCCTGAGTGGCGGTCGCCAAAGTTTTGAACGCAGTGAAAAACTTTGTGTGACATCGCCACGCGCCCACCTCTGGGGTGCAGGACTGCACACTGTCGTAAGGCTTTGCGTTCCCTTTGTTCTGATTGTGTTATATCGGAGCGATAAGCAAGCACCGCTTCTTAACATTATTCGTAGTGGTTAGCATTTTGTATTCTCGCCGATTAGGCGACGGCTTGAAGTGTGGATTGTGATTTGTTATCCGTCTTTGTCTTGGTTTATCTTGATGATGATTTGCCCCAGCTTCACAAGCGTTTCATTCTGCTGTTTCAATAGTTCCGCCTGCTCCTTGTTCCTCTTTGAAAGATCATTAACAGTTTTGCAAAGGTCAAGAAATTTGCAGATTAGATAAATAATAAGCAAAAAGATTAACGCATCTATGATAATTCGTCCTATAAGTATATATGCTAAAGTCTTGTCTAAACCAAACATTTATTTACCCTTTATCTTCACTATTGCATTATTGTTGTTGTTTTGATTTATGTTAATTTTTCCGTTGTTTTCTTGATAACTTTCTACATACTTTTTTAGTATGTATTCAATCTGCTTATTTTTACTTCTTCCCTCGCTTTTGGCAATTTCAACAAGTTTATTGTTTAATTCATCAGAAATTCTTAACATAAAGCTTGTTGTTTCCATTGTATCACCTCCATACCATTATAGTACCACAAATTTCACAAAAAATCTAGTATCATTTTGGTAACTTTTTATATTGACATATTGGTATCATTATGGTATCATTTAATTAATTTCAAAGTGGTATCACAATGGTATATATTTAATTAACGTAAGTGTCCCATGGAATTTTTTTAAATTAAATTTATTTGAGCAAAGCGAAAAGAAATTTAAGTTAAAAAAATAGGCAATGGAATTCATGAGCAAAGCGAATGAAGTCGCTTGCCGTTCCGCCCCAGCGCCAGCAGGGGCAAAAGGGACACGAAAAAGAAACACAAAGGAAAAGGCACGAGGAAAAGCCGAAAAACCTCAGAAAGGAAAAAACATGAAAACAACTATTGTAGGTTGGACAAAAAAGAAAGCATTTAACGGAGTAATCGAGGGCAAGCAGATAAACAGCCCTGAAAAGGTCGTCTTTCAGCTTTTGCAGGAAGTTGATAACCCTGACTGTCATGGTAAAATGGTCGATACGCTGAAAATACCGACCGAAAATGCAATCAGACTTAACGGAAATTCTGAGGATTTCAATAAGCTTCTCGGCTGTGATGTAATGCTGAACTATCAGATATTCAACGGACGTTCTCAGCTTGTTGATATTACTATAATCAATGCAGACGGAACACTTCACCGCAACACAAAATAATTAGCGGTGAAACCGCTGTTATAAAAAATTTAATAAGAAAGGAGTTTTGCTAATAATGGAAGCTGTAACAACAATGCTTAGTAATGCCGTTACTGTTTTTGGTTCTTGTTGGGATGCTATGACAAGCAATGTGCCTATTGCAATTCTTGTAGGTCTGTCTCTCCTCGGCTCAGGTGCAGGACTTTTCGCAAAGTTCAGACACGCTGTATAAGCAAAACCATTTACATAAGCGGAGTAATTCAAATTGCTCCGCTTAATTTTTTTTGAAAGGAAGTTGATAAATTGAGAAAAAAGATTAAGCAAGTGTTGTGTATGATCTCTGCAATTGTGGTGATGATATGCTGTGCCGTTCCTGCGTTTGCTGATGATACAGTAACTAAAAATGACTTGTCAAGCGTTAAATGGAATATTGTTGGTAAATCTTCTGACATTCCGCACTTTACTGATGTTTATAATTACTTTTCTTCAACTATCTCGAAAACTGATAATTATATAGCTGTCTATGGCAAAAAATCTGACGGCACATCAGAAACTAATATTCTTTACTTTGACCCTACTGCTATTGCATATTATAGCTTTACAAATAATCAATTTTTGTTTGGTTCAAATTATGAGTATGATTCACAACGTCTTTTATTCAAATTCGATTCCTCTGATAATAAAACTGAATCTGTTGGTTATGGCGGTTGGGATGTCACTAAGCCTAGTGGGTTTACAAAACCCCAATGTAAGGCATTAATTAATATTAATGACTATGTTCAATCAACAGTTAAAGTATATTTTCATACAAAAGTATATGATTTCGATAATCTTGAAAACGAGTTAGAGCCCCCTGACCCTAATGCTGTTCCTGCTCCGTTTACTGTTACATATACACCCGAACTTTCATTGAATATGCAAAATAAAATTTACTATCCGTCAAAGGGTGGTGCTAATGCTGATGAAAATGGACTTGTAGCAGCTGAAAATAATAATATCAATCTTGATATTAAGCTTACACCTGAGTTTTTAAAAACGTTCAATGAAAAAGACTTAGGAAAAGCTTACGGCACTGGCACTTATGCCGTTTTATGTTGTCTTTCAAAAAATCTTCTTAACGCTGATGATGATTTGCAACGTTTCTTTGATGAAGATGTTGTGCTTTATGCAATGAACCATGACGGCAATTATTACAAGGGTCAAGATGATGAAAAAATCAAGTCTGACGGCTCTGCTTCTGACGATCTGAACAGTAATGATACTGTTGATACTTTTGAGCCGTATTTAACATTATATCAAGGTAGAACTCCTATTTATACTATTCCTCGTGACGGCAAGATTACTGTATCTTTTGACCTCACTTCTATTGATTATAAAACACATGGTCTTACTGATGATAGCAAGCTTTATGTTAATGTTATCGGTGTATTTGTAAAGAATAACGGTCATGTTACTCCTCAGAATGGTGAAAAAACTGAGGACACAACATCTTCAACTTGGCTCGGCTCGTATGCCTATCAAGAAGATTTTACAAACCTTAAGACGTGTGAGAAGATTGATGATTTTGTAAAGTCCGTTGATGAAGAAACAGGCAAGCCCGAAACATTCAAGGCTTATCGTGTTTATTCTGTTATTTCAGACCCTTTCTCTTATGAGAAATTTCCTGATTATGTACCAAAAGTATATAAAGACAAGGACGGAAACACTTATAACCCCTCTACTACTAAGCTTAAAGACTTGTGTAATATACCGCCGTCAAAGGTCACTGACGTTGACCTTGCTAAGGGTTCAGATGGTGTTATAAATGATGGTTCATATATGCAACCTGATGATTATAACAAGTATCTTGATAAAAAGAAAATCAATGCTAATTTCGGCTCTGTTGATTTCACGGATATAAAATCTATATTCAGTACAACGGGTACATATTGGGACTTTCTCACCGCTGCTCTTTCCTGTTTGCCGTCATGGTTTTATGCTGTGTTCTCTGCATGGTTTGTGCTGTTCTTAGCTATTGCGCTTATCAAGCTTGTTTTACCTACGTGAGGTGAATTATGGATATAATACATGGTTTTGAATTAGTTTTTAAATTTCTGATGAACTGTATGTCTTATACGTTTCCATTTGGAAAATACAGCTTTACTCTCGGTTCGGCTATTATAGGCGGTATGCTTTTATCAATCAGCTTGACGTTATTATATTTTATGCTTAGAAAGTAGGTTTATTATGTTAGTAAATATTGTTTTAGTCGTCCTCGTTGCTCTTATGGTCCTTTCTCTTGTATGGCTCGTTAGGAGGTAGAAAAATGCTTAACTTGGTTTTGTTTATACTCGCTGTCTGCTTTATGGTTTGTACTATAAGCGGTGTTATAGGTTTCTTTACTGACCTTAGAAACTTTAAAGCTGAACATGAGTTCAGCGGAAACAGAAAACAGCTTATTGAGCTTTTGATGTTCGGTGAAGATGTTGAAATAAAAGCCGTTCCAGTGGCTGAAACTGATGATAGTGAGGTGAACGATAATGAAAGTACACATAGTGTTTGATGAAAATAACCCATTTTTTCAGCTTTTGAAGTCAATGGGCTGTGATCTCTCGCAAGAAGTCATGAATAGATATGACGCTTTGCTTCTCGGCATGGCTTTTATATTCGCTGTGGTTATGCTCTGTATCTTCTGCAAGTTCTTTTATAATGTGATGATACGCATGACACGTTGTGCAAGTGCGGTGTGAGGTGTTACATGAATAGAAAACTATTTCATATAATTAACTTTATGTGTTGTATGCTTGATACTTGGTTTTTCATTGCTCCCTTTATAGTTTTTCATGTAATTACTTTTAATAGTATTGTTTCATATCCCTTTACTACTCCTAAACAAACTGCTTTATTTGGATTTGTTTTTTCTTTTCTTTTGGAGATTATTATACATCATCTTATTTTTTCTGTTTATCATCTTGTTGATTATTTTAGAAAGGATTAATGTTATGATACTATTTGATTACATAAAACAAATACCGCCCTTTATCACCTATGAGGTGTATGACCACCTTTTCGGTGCATACTTCAATTATTCTGCTATTTTTCAAGGTTGGGGCATACACCTCTATACCGGTAAATTCGGCACTGGTAAAACGTCAACCCTTGCTCAGATAGCATATAACTATTGCGTTCGTTATCCTCAGTTGTCGATACTTACAAATATCAATCTTCAAAACTTCCCTGAGTGGACGAATATATATAAGCTTAATTCAGCACAAGATATCCTGCACGCTCCTAAAAATTGCATTGTGGTGATTGATGAGATAGGTACTATCTTTAATTCTCGTGATTTCTCAGGTGGTAAAAGAGCCGTTCCTAAACCGCTTTTTCAACACCTCTGCCAGTGCAGAAAGCGCAAAATGATGATACTTGCTACAGTTCAACGCTTCAATCTTCTTGATAAGCAGATACGAGATATAACGGCTACAGTGTCAACGTGCCGTGCTTCATTCCGTCACCCTTATACACGCCTTATCAAGGTCAAGACCTATGATATAGACGAGTATGAAGCGTATACGGAAAATAAGTCATATATGCCGAAAAAGCTTTACAGCCGTTTGTATTTGCAGTCTAATCAGAGCCGACAGCTATATGATACTTCTCAGCTTGTAGATAATATGCTTGATAAGGAGTATATCAGCGACACGGAAATACTTGCTAATCGTGGTGTAGATGTCACAAGTGACATAATGCACGATAGAAAGACAAGTAGAAGCCTGCGAAAAAGGCGTGGCGTATAGCCACGAGCGACCGCAGGGGCGAGCGCTTGCGCCGCCCTGCGGTGCGTGTGGCTATTACTTGATATTAGCCACAAAAAGCACTCACCTAATAAATGGGAGTTGATATAAATGCCCCTAAAAACGTCCTCTAAAGAGGTCAAGTGCAATACAAAGATAAAGGAATATCGTGACGGCAGTTACACTATAACACGTTCTGACCGACATATATTTAAAGACCCTGCATTTGAGTATCACTGCAAGCATGAGCATAGTATTGACGAACGTTCAAGACAAGAGCAACTTAAAACGGCTCGTGAAAATTACATATGTTATTTTGAGTATGAGGACGAAAACGGAAACATAATGTTTGATATGCTTGATACTCGTAAGTTTAAAGATAAGCAGTCACAAAGCGGTGAAGTTCGTTCCGATAGTGTTCAAAGAGCAAAGCAAAGTATCTTTGATATAGTTTATCAAAATGATTGGAAATACTTCCTTACTATTACCTTTAATGGTGATAACCTTGACCGCACAAATCCTAAAGAAGTCATAAAGCCTTTGAAAAAATGGCTTGAAAATGCAGTTAGTAGAAAAGGGCTTAAATATATCTTAGTTCCTGAGTATCACAAAAAAGGCGGTATTCATTGCCACGCTCTTATAAACGATTGTGACTTTAAGTTCGTAGATAGTGGTACACGTCTTGTTAAGGGTCATGACAAGCCCCTTAAAATAGATACTATAAAGCGTCTGCATATATGTGATAAACTCGGCTGTGATATATCTGATTTGCCTGTTGTGTATAATGTTTCTGATTGGAAATATGGATTTTCAACCGCTATTCAAACTTACGGTCAGATGTCAAACTTAGCTTTCTATGTCACTAAGTACATAACAAAGGACGTAAAAAAGATTTTTGGCAAGTTCTTTTGGAGTAGCAAGAACATTGTCCGTAAAACTAAAGAGATTTATTGCAATTCAGAATTTAATGACGATTTACCGATAGTTTCTCCCCCTCGTGCTAATGTCTGTTATCAGTATGAAAGTAGTTTCACCTTTTCAAGTCAGGTCGAAAAGAACTGCAATGATATACTTCAATATCTTAAAGAGAATGGAAATGATGATGTCCTATGATTTTTAAAGAATGGTTTGAGATGTTCTATAACGCATACTGCGTTGATGTGATAGCCTATGATTGCTATAAGGACTATTACTATATAAATCAAAAACACTTTGGTTATATAGCCGATATGGAGCTTCTGAGCGTAAAGCCTATTGATATTCAGAAATGTCTTAAATCCACCCTATCTTACAGTAATGACCGTCAAAGACGTTCATATTTCTTACTTAAACGTGTATTCCGTGAAGCTATAGTTAATGGTTATTGTGACAAAAACCCTTGCGATTATGTTAAACCTCCAAAACGTATAAAAAAAGAAGCTGAATATTTCAGCCCCGATAATCTCGTACACCTTTTTGATGATGATAGTAGAGTTTGCAGAATGTTTCAGCTTGACTTGTGGACAGGCTTACGTCGTGGCGAACTTCTCGCCCTTAGTTGGGATAACATTGACCTTGATAACAGATATCTTAAAGTCTGTCAGACACTCGTACATACTTCATGCGGTGATAGGATTGTACAGACCACAAAATCTCGCCGTGATAGGCTTATCCCTTTGCATAGTAATGCTATTGCTATACTTAATCAGATACGCTCTCAGGACGTCTCAGACGGCTTTCTGTTTGTTTCACCTATAACACATACAGTTATATCCCTTAGACGTTATAACAGGCTTTACAGAGCGTTCTATGAGCAACAGAAAACAAAGTACCCTGATTTACAGTATCTCACCCCGCACAAGCTTAGACATAGCTATGCAACGTATCTTATTCAGTGCGGTGCAGATATCGAAACTCTCAGAGCATTGCTCGGACACGTTGATATAACAACTACCCAGCGTTATGTACATAGCAATTTTAACCAAATGTGCAAAGCTGTGAATAATCTCAAATTTGAATAAAGGAGTTTTTAAAATGAAAGAGTTTAATTTTTGGTGTAAAGAAAATACTGATCATGGCGAATGTGCCAATAAGCTATGCGATTATGATAACTGTTGCTGTTATGCCCACTGTGAGGAATGTATATTTTATCTTACAGATTCTCCTGCTTGTGAGAATTGCTCTGTACCTTGTTATGATGATTAATATTTACTTGTGTATGTTTTTTGCTTCTTTTTTTCGTTCAAAAGCATTCGGGTGGTAAAGTCGAACTCGCTGTGGGCAGAACTTTTGAACGAATGGGCTACACGTTCGACATCTGAGTAACTATGCACAAGTCTTGCTGTCTGCTCCTGTCGTTCGCTATATGCAAAAGCAGGAAGAAGATTAATCTTCTTCCTGCATATCCTTTTCGAGTAGTTCAATTATAAGTGCGTTCAGGCTCTTGCCCTTGCGTTCTGCATGGGCTTTGTAGACTTCACGCTTTCCTTTTGGCACTCGTACCTTGATATCGTCAAGCTTATTTTTCATGTACTTTGCAGTTGCTTTTTTTTGTGCTTCTGAATATGCCATAATATCACCGCCTTTACTGATATTATACTACATTTTATATATGTGTACAATATACATAATGCACAATATGTACCCTATATATTTGTTTATTTTATCAATTGATATATTGTACCCGATATGCTATAATATATATAGTGAAAGAGATAAAGGGAACTTTCACAGCGGAGGAAATTGAAAGGAGTGAGGATAATGCAGAACATGCCTACAGCTACAGAACTTGCGATAAAGTATGCAAAGCGTGAACAGCTTAGAATTATAATAGACAAGGCTCTGAACATTCATGCTGATTGCGAATATGAAGCTTTATCAAAGCTGATTAACGAACTCAAACAAATGCTTGAAGAAGCATAAAAAAATGTAGTCGGCAATCTGTCAAAATACACCGACTACATATTCACACACAAAATCGGATATCCTCCGCTTTGTAAATCCGAGTATAACACATTAAATGATAAATGTCAAGGAGAAATGAAAAATGAAAAATATAAAGAATGGCAGCGTTATTAATTACATTGATGTTGGAGAAAAATTTTATTTAATCTATGATGTTACAGATCCTTATCACAATATTGAAATAGGATTTGCATATGACTTGAATGAGGCGAAACAGATTTGCAGACGGCACTGTAAAGAGTTCCCTGGCTCAAAAATTCAAGTTTACGAAATGATAAAAGAATGATTTAATCAGTTCTAGGGGGTTGACTGTTTCAGCCCCACCTCATTAATTAAATTTGAAAGGATTGTTGAAAATGACATTTGAACAAACGAGAGGTATTGCTAAGGAACGCATGGATAAACAAATATCATATCTTTCTGCTGATGTGATTACTTTTAAGGAAGCTCTTGCTTCTTTATCTGCTTATTACTCTGTTGGTCTTTTTACTGATGTTGATTATTTTGATTTTCTTCTTCGTATTCGTCAAGTTGCATTTGAAAATCTTTAGTTCTATTCAACTAAAAAACGGCTCTCCACAATAGCGGAAAGCCGTTTTTACATATTGGTCGGAGTGACCGGATTTGAACCGACGACCTCTACCACCCCAAACACAAATAGAAAATTTTAGGATATAAGCCGCCGTATTTTGTTTAAATATCGGCGGTTTTATTGTGCATAGAAATATTACAAAAAGTTTAGTTTGTTAGTGCGGTATTTTAACAAATTATACATTGACAAGAAATATTACAAGTATTTACGCCGTTTACCTAATGTTATATAATATAACTGTAGTCAAGAGAACTACAACAAATTATTAATTGATTTTGGAGGTATGACAAGATGTATATTGTCAAAGGTTTTAAGAAAAACAGTGGAGTTATTAAGGAAACGGGCAGAAAGTGGGAAAACTACACGCTTTTTTGCCTTAAGGAAAGTAAGGACGAGAGCGTGTCAGGATATGAAACTCATATTGCTAAAGTTTCAACAAAGGTCTTGCAGGAAACTTTCCCTAACTCTGCGGCTATCATTGATAGCCATGTAAATATTAATTATGGCGTTCGTACTTTCGGCGGTGCTGAAAAGCTTGTTGTTGAGAGTATTGACATAATCAAGTAGAAAGGAGATTAAAGTATATGCCTATTTCAGTTCTTGCAGGTGAATCATCTGCTATTACTTCGGGTGTATCAACTATCACTGACCTTGTGTCACAGGTGTGGACACTTATGACAAGCAATCCGCTTGTCATGGTCTTTGTTGGTGCATCACTCCTCGGCGTTGCAATCGGCGTTATCAGAAAGCTTACACATAAGTAAGTCAGCCTTATATCTCGCTTGTGCGGGGCGGTCAATCCGCTCCGCATTTTTTATTTTAGAAAGGAGAAAAAAATATGAAAACAAAACTTCGGCGGTTAGTGTCAATCTTCTCCGCTATGGTGTTAATGATATGTTGTGCCGTTCCTGCGTTTGCTGTTGATACTGTTGAAAAAAATGATTTTTCAAAAGTTAAATGGTCTGTCGTTAATAGTACTTCTGATATTCCTCATTCTTCTGATGTTATTTCTTATTATTCTGAACGTTTTGACACTCTCCCTCAAAATTATGCTTTGATTTATACAAAAAACTCTTCAGGCGATGTTAATACTTCTATGATTTGGCTACCTGATGATGCGTTGATGTGTTATTATTTTACTGATAATCAGTTTCGTTATTTGTCTCATTCTGATTTTGATATTTCTCGTGTTTCTATGTATTTTTATGCAAATGGTAATAATTATAAATCTTTTTATTCACCCTTTCGCTTTGATAATTCTCCCACACCTGACTACAAACATTCGGGTATTCTTTACCATTTTGGCGTAGACGGCTTTGATATTTCTTCGGCAAAGGTTTATATACATTCAAAATTGTATGATTGGGATAATTTTGATAATAAATTAGAGCCTTCCGCCCCACCAGTTCCCTTTACTGTCGATTATTCCCCTGCTCTCTCTGAGGGCATGAGCCGCAAGGGAACTCTTGTCGCTCCGGGTGCAAGTAATGACGGACAGGAAATTGAAAGCAATGGTCTTAACGTCCGTGTCACACTAACGGACGAATTTTTAAAACTCCGTGACAGCTATGATGAACTTAAAGATTATACATATGAATTTGTATGTTATATTACTACTTCCCCCCCTGAAAAGTCGTCTTATGAAGAAAGCGTTAAAAACGCTGTTTATACCTCGTTGGACTATGGCAAATATATGTATACTACAAGTGGCGTTGTTGATGATGTTACGGACGATAACAAAGAGCCTTCGGAATGGATAAAGGCAGAGGGCATAAATGCTGGCTATATAATTGGCAAGGGTGGCTCTGTCAAGAATGTTACTATCAATCTTGAAAATCTTGATAGTTCACAGTTCACAGCCGATACAAAGCTTTATATCGTGGTATATGGTCGCTTGACCTCTCTTTCAGTTCCTACCCCTGATTACTTCGACCTTGACAATCAAGGTTATTTGTGCAATCAAGGTTCTTTGAATACAAAGCAGATTGTAACAGTAAATGCTGACCCCGAAACAGGCGAGGGAACAGACGTTGTAATGCCTGACTACTATTGTGTAACGTCAACGGCATTTAATTATAAAGATTATCCTGAATATAAGCCGAAAATCTTCAAGAATGGTGCTGAAATGGATACAAACAAGCCGTTTACTGATTACCTTGATAAGAAGTTGACTCCTGATTATATGTATGATTATGATATGGATAAAAACGGAGAAAGCGGTCTTGCTCCTGACGATTTCGAGAAGTATGAGGAACAAAAAAATCTTGATAAAAATTTCGGTTCTGTTGATTTCGGACTTGACAGCATTAAATCAGTGTTTGACGGCTCGTCCGATTTCTTCAAGTTCTTAACTGCAAGTATCGGTATTTTGCCTACAACGTTCTTAACTATCCTGATTTCTTTCTTTGTTGTCATGTTAGCAATTTGCGTTGTTAAATGGGTCTTGAAGTAGGGGGTGCATCATGAATTGGTTCTCACTTATGAAGTCGCTTTTTGTTTCAATTCAACACTTAATGTGTTTGCGTATTCGTTTCGGTGAGTTTAGTTTCACAGTAGGTGCAATGATTATAGGATTGTTTGTTATATCCTGCTCCGTTGCTCTGTTAAAATATCTTTTCCACAATACATAAGGAGTTGTTAAAATGGTTGCAATATTAAAATTATTCGTCCTGTCACTGATAGTAATTCTTGCTATCAGTGCAGTTCTTGGTGTGGTTGCGTTCTTTATGGACTTGCACGCCTTTAAATCTGATAAAGACTTGTCGCTCTCTCGTAAACGGCTTATTGAAGCACTATACGAGGAACAGGAATTAAAAAAGCAATCGGCTGAACAGCCACAGAACACGCCACAGAGCGACAAGCAAGAGCCTGAGAAAGAGGGGTGGTAAATGTGCTATATGATGTTCAAAATGCTTGTTATCAGCTTTTAAAGCTCCTCGGCTGTGACTTAGCCGCTATTGATGTTATTAAAACATGGAAACAATTCGGTGTGCTGTGCATTGAATTTGTGTTTGCCTGTTTAATGCTTTTCCTACTTTGGAAAATGCTTTATAATGCTATGATACGTTTCTTCAACCCTCGGAGGTAGCTTATGATTTTATTAGATTATTTCGTTCGTCTGCCGTCTTTGGCGGCGTATTTTGCCTATGATATGGCTACAGCTTTATACTTTAATTGGCGGCAGATTTTCAACGGCTGGGGTATACACTTATTTGTCGGCAAATTCGGTGCAGGTAAAACTTCTCTCATGGTCGCCGAAGCTTATGAACTCTGTCGCAAATATCCGCAACTTCATATCTTGACAAATATCAATATCAAAAACTTCCCCGACTATACGGAGATACTCCCCTTGAACACTGCACAAGATATCCTCAACGCCCCTAAAAACACGCTTGTTTTGATAGACGAGATAGGCACTATATTCAATAGCCGTGACTTCTCGGGCGGTAAATGTGCCGTTCCTAAACCGCTATTTCAGCATTTGTGCCAATGCCGTAAACGGCGTATGATGATATATGCAACAGTGCAGAGATTTAACCTCTTAGATAAGCAGATACGTGATATAACCGCAGACGTTACCGCTTGCCATACGCATTTCAGACATCCATTTTGCCGTATACAAACAGGCTATACCTACGATATTGAGGAATACGAACTATACAGTGAAAACAAGGCGTATACGCCTGCTCAAATGTATAACCGCACCTACTTGCAGACAAACAAGCGTAGACAGCTATATGACACTTCTCAGCTTGTCACGAATATGCTCAACAAGGAATACTTGTCCGATGAAGAAATACTCGCCAATCGTGATGGCTTTGACACACACACTCAGCCCCTTGACCGCAAGCAAAAGAAGTCTATACGCAAAAGAAAAAACGCTTGGTAATGAAACAACTCGCAGTGGGTGCCGCAAGGCTCACTGCGAGTTGTTGTTGTCTTTGTTGTTAATCATCAGCAGATTGCTATTAACTGTGTTCTGCTGTATCTGTCTTAATAATTCCGTTTGTTTCTCTTCTTCTCGTCTTATCGCTTTGCTGTTGCCTGCTGTTTCAAATATAGCACATATCAACAGTATCACAATGACTATTTTCACGATAAGTATAACAACGCTTATTGACGTCATAGCATCCAATGCTGTGAATATTTCTTCCATACTCTCACCCCTCGTCCGTATGTGTCTTTATTACAATGTGGCTGTCCTCTGCTGATTTTATCTCATCAGTGATAACCTTTTTGAGATATCCTGCCTTTGACAATCCTATTTCTTTTGCTCGGTCATTAATCATCTGATTAAACCCCTTTGGAGCATAAAACTGTATTTTTTCGAGATTTTCTGCGTTCCATTTTGCATTAGCTTTCTTCTTGGCTTCTGATACCGCCATTACCTCACCACCTTTTCTACATTATACTATATCTATTGTAATTTGTCAACCACAATATACACTATATCCAGTTAATAATTATTTAATAAATACTTTACACTATATCCATTGCATATGGACTAGATATAGTGTATATTTAATATAGACAAGGGAAAGCGGATAACCCTCAAACCGCTAATCAAATTTGAAAGGATTGTTGAAAAATGAAAAGATACGGATATAAGGAAATTGTTGATAATATCAATGCTCACTCTTTAGCTATTAAAGTTAATACCATGCCTTTTTCTATTCCTGGAAAGCCTGATATAGCTTTGATTGGATTTGATGATTCCGCTGCTGAAATAATATTAGGCTCTGTTTCTTCTCCAACATTTTACAAACTTCTTGATAATCATATTATTGCAAGGCAAAAAAACTGTTACTCATGTGAATATTACTGGTAACAAAATGAAAGGATTGTTGAAAATGTCTATTTCAAACTACTATGTCCGTGAGTATCTTCGCCTTTATCGTGAATATCGTAAAGTTATTAATATTTATGATGCTTTTCTTTTGTATGGGAAAATAGAATACACTCTCGGTGAGTTGCGTAGAGATTCTTCTCTTGATTTTCAATTTCACTGTGCCCTTCATGATAGGTTCTTTAATCTTTCCTGCCGTACTTGCAAAAAGTTCGGTAAACTTAAATCTCAGAATAATTTCTGATTTTTCTATCCGTGAAATCTATCAAGCGGACGGCTGGGGGTGAATTGCTGAGTGTTGGAATGTTGGAAACCAATAGCTTTCAATGTTTTCAACATTTCAATGCTCTGCAAGAGGGGAACGCCGTTCAAGATTCCCCTTTTTCGCTTCCCTCTCGGCGTTCTTCTGTACTCTCGTGAAGTCGGGGTATAGTATTACCCCCGACTTCGTTCACAGTAACAAAATAGTGTTTTATGGCTTAAATACGCCGCTTTCTCCTGTTACTAAACTTAGTAACAACTTCGTTCACAAGGTGGTGAAAATATGTCAAGTTTTGTGTGTAAATCAACGTTCTGTGTTATTAATAACCCTCGTTATGTCATTACATATGAACATAACGCCGCAGGCGATATAATCAAGGACGATAAGGGCAAGCCTGTTATCCTCACGCAAGAGCCTACAGAGTATTGCGACTTAACGCCGCAACAGATATGCGATAGCGTTCTTAACAAGTGGATAGCTGACGGCGAAAACCATACAGGAGCGGTTCTCTTGTGTGAAAGTGCCGAGGGATTAGAGCATTTACATTGTGTTTTTGAAAGCAAGTCAAATTTTCGCCCCCTTGCCGTTCTAAAGCGACTATATCCAAAGATACATATAGAGCCGACAAAAGGAAGTAAAAAAGATGTCGAGGACTATATAAACAAGGTCGGAAAGTTCGAGGAAAAGGGCGAAAAGATAATTGCAAAATCGCAGGTCGGTGAGATAAAAGGCTGTCAAGGCAAGCGAAACGATTTGATTTCAATGTCTGATATCCGTGATTTGATTTATAGCGGACAAACTCCGAACGATATATATAGGCAATATCCGCAGGCTATCAAGTCCAAAACTGCAACAGAAGAATTATTTTACTTGTACCGCAAGGACAACACGCCGCCCGAACGTGATGTCAAAGTACATTGGTTGTTTGGTGGCACAGGTTGCGGAAAATCTTACACATACATTGAGTTATGTGAAAAGCATGGAGATGTAAACATATATCGTGTGACCGACTATGACCACCCTTTTGACGGCTACCAAGGAGAGCCGATATTAATACTTGACGAGTTCCGAGGGCGTATCTCATATAGCTATTTGCTTATTCTACTTGACAAATACCGTTCGCAAGTGTCGGCACGTTATAGCAATAAAATGACGTTATGGACGGAAGTATATATAACTTCGCCGTTCCTGCCTACAGAACTTTATCAAAAGGCGGCTGAACGTAATGACGGCATAGACAAGCTTGAACAGCTTACAAGGCGTATTGATGATATTGTGTATTGTTTCAAATATCCTGCCGAGAACAACAGCGGTACATTTTATTGCAAATACAACGTTGATTTTGACCTGCATTGTGATAGTTACGCTATCCGTGAGCAGTGTTCACACGTTCGCCATGAGGTTTCACAAATGGGCTTGTTCACACTTATGGACGGCTTAACGTCAAAATTTGTTGAAAATAAAAACAAAAATATCGGCTGATTTTACAAAGCCGACAACATATATTATAATCATTTTGGGAGGTACACCATGAAGCAAAAAGAAATTTGCAAGGAAGAAATCAACCTTTTCTATTTGTGGCTCTGTGGCACGATAGGCAAGGAGAAAGGAGAGGATAAAAGGCTTGTGTATCTGTGTTGCCCTGCTGAGCGTGATACGCTCCTCAGAACGTTTCTTGAAGAATACAACGCACAGCACCGCTACAGTGCATTTAAAAAGGCTTTCAAGCCTACCACACGCATTATTATAATAAAAAGAGTGTAGCCATTATAAGCCCATGTACGCCAATACATGGAATGACTACACCCAAATAACACCCACGCAAAAGGAGTTATTACCATGAAATTTAAAGAATTTTATTACAAGGACTTTCGCCCCTCATATCTTGAGGGCGTTGTCCGTTACCCTGAACAAACCGATTATGTGATAGAGCAGAATTGCAAGTCTATAAACGGCAAGGACCTTTCCGAAATCGGTCTTTCAGACCTTAACAACCTTATCAAGCAATGTGATGATACATATTGCATTGACCGAGTTAAAAAGCTCCGCAGTGTCCTTAAACGTATCATGCGTTATGCTTATGCCTGCCGTTACACGTCCATTGACCTTTCAGCCTTTGAACTTAGGCGTTGCAGAAAACGCCCTGAAACAGTGCAACAGCTATCATTTACGGCGGAGCAAGCCGCCTTTCTGACTTCGGGCGATAGCACTATTATTAAAATGTTCCGTTTTGAGTGCTTGACAGGTTTACGCCGTGAAGAAATACTCGCCTTGCGTTGGGAAAACGTTGACCTACCTCACCGCCGTATCTTTGTTTGTCAAACTGTTGTTGTGCTTAAAGGCTGTGCAAGGCTCGTTGACGATACCAAAAACCACAAGTTCCGCTATGTTGAACTTAACGAAACGGCTTATAAACTTCTTCTTTCTCTGCCTATTACCTGTGATTTCGTGTTTGGCAATCCACGCTCAAAAAATTTTCTTTCCCCTCGGCGCTATCATGAGGAATATAATACTATGTTCATTCGCAAGAATGAGGAATGGAAAAAGACACACTCAGAGGGCTTGCCACACCTCACTCCGCACAAGTTCCGTCACACGTTCGCAAGTCTGCTTACTGCTAACGGAGCTGATGTCAAGACAGTTGCCGACTTGCTCGGACATACAAAGCTTGACACCACAAATATTTATCTGCATAGTTATGATGATTTACGCCGTCAGGCGGTCGATAAGATACAATTAGATAATTAATTTAACAACCGCACTTTGGGCTTTTGGTCGGAGTGACCGGATTTGAACCGACGACCTCTACCACCCCAAGGTAGCGCGCTACCAATCTGCGCCACACCCCGATATCGTATATATTATACCCGATTTGGATACAATAGTCAAGAGTTTTCAGTCAAAATAAAAAAATTGCAAAAAAGGTATTGACATTCACATTCATTTGTGATATAATAAATAAGCACTCAGGAGAGAGCAGTAAAAAAGCAGTAAAATATCGCGGGATGGAGCAGTTCGGTAGCTCGTCGGGCTCATAACCCGAAGGTCGTTGGTTCAAATCCAGCTCCCGCAACCATATTGGTGATACCAAATGGATACTCACCTTAAAAAGCCCGTGTTTACGGGCTTTTTTGATATTTAGAAAACAAAAAATTTTAATGTAAAACCGTGGATGCTTTTCACCAGTTTTCACGAAAAAAAGGGAGTCGAACCCTACACAACAAAAAATATCGAACATAACGGCAGACTTTGAGTATATTTTGCTCTAAGCCTGCCGATTTTTTATGAAAAAACATTCACAAAGTTTAGAAGGCTGTTTTGTCAAATATCACGAAATGTGATAAACGACAAAGCGGTCTTTTTTTATTTCAAAGGAGGCTTGATAACAAATATACTATAAAAAGGGAATCTAAAACGACTGGAGGTGATCAAGTAAAAAATGAACAGCAGTCAGACCGAGGACATGACCGAAGAACCCGATATGGGAATGACGATGTGAGGTGTTATATGATTTACAACGAAAAGAAGGTAGAAATGCTCAGGCAGAGATATCCCGAAGGAACTCGGATATGCCTTGACAGTATGGATAACGATCCCCGTCCGATTCCACCAGGTACTAAAGGCATAGTTCAATTTGTGGACGATGCGGGTACTCTGCACTGTAAATTTGATAACGGAAGAACGCTTGGGGTTATCCCCGATGTGGATAAGTTCCATAAAATCGCTCAGGAACAGAGTCAGATTGATAAGCAAACAGAGGAAAATATTGAGTGCGAGGAAATTACAGAAACGGAAGATCTTGAAGAAAACGAAGAAATGAATATGTCAATGTAACGGTTAAGTTTTGAAAAAGACTTAGCCGTTTTTTTATTACAAAAAGGAAAGGAACGGTGATAAATGATAAAATATTTCGAAGCGTTTGCAGGAATAGGAGCGTTCCGTTCGGCTTTTGAAAAAGTAGGCGGGTTTGAGTGCGTCGGATGGTGTGAAATTGACAGATTCGCACAGAAAGCCTACAGAACGCTGTATGACACAAAGGGGGAAATTTTTTATGAGGACATCACAAAAATCGATTACGGAAATATGCCGGATTTTGATCTGCTCGTTGGAGGCCCGTGCTGCCAATCGTTCAGTGTCGCGGGGCGCAGACTCGCTTTTGAGGACGATAGAGGAAAACTGTTTTTTAACTATATCCAAATCCTTGAAGCCAAGCGCCCCCGTTACTTTATCGCTGAAAACGTACCCAACCTGCTTGGTATATCGCAGGGGGAATGTTTCAGAATCATCCTTGAAAAGATTTCTGAACTGGGGTATAGTATGTGCTGGCGCGTGCTTAACTCTGCCGGATTCGGAATACCGCAGTCAAGAAGAAGGCTGTTCCTTATCGGATATCTTGGAGACAAATGTCCCTCAGAAATACTGGCTTTCGGAGGAAATGATGAGGAAAATTGCGAAAAAAGAAAACCTGAACAGCTGATAGGCGGCAGTCAGGGTTCGAGAGTTTATTCCACAGACGGCACGGCTGTTACGCAATGCAGCGGTTCGGGCGGCATGGGCGGTAAAACGGGACTTTATTTCATAGACTGCAATCCCGATCCTCAGATGACAGACATTGCAAGATGTGTTACCGCACGTCAGAACAGCGGAGTATCTCATCATAGAGGAGAACATTCCGCTGTTTTTTGTGATTTGAACGAAAATCCGCAGATTACAGAAAATGCCCGATGTCTGCATACAAGAATGGATTTGGGAGTAACAAACGAAACTCACAAAGGCGAACGTTCGGGAGTGCTTGAAGAAGCTCCTAGGGCGATAATCAACCCATTTAAGGAAACTACCCGACAGAACGGTCGCAGAATAAAAGAACCTAATGAACCGATGTTTACGCTCACGGTTACGGACAGACACGGAATAGTACACAAAGGCAGAATCCGCAGGCTTATGCCTGTGGAGTGCTGGAAATTGCAGGGATTTACAAAAGAGCAGTTTGAAAAAGTCGCTGAAGCAGGTATGTCCGACGCACAGCTTTACAAGCAGGCAGGAAATTCAATTACGGTAAATGTGGTTGAAGCTATTGCAAGAAATTTACTGAAATTTGACGAGGAGGAAAACGCAAATGGAACAGGTAATTAAAATCTTTGAAAACGAGGAATTCGGCAAAGTGAGAACGGTCGTAAAAGACGGTGAACCGTGGTTTGTAGGCAAAGATGTTGCGGAATGCCTTGGATATTCTAAGCCAAGAAATGCGATTAACGCTCATGTTGACAACGAAGATAAGGCACTCGCCCCGATTCAGGGCGGGTGTTCTACGGGTACTCAGAATACGATGATAATTAACGAAAGCGGACTTTACAGCCTGGTACTTTCAAGCAAGCTTCCGAGAGCCAAAGAATTCAGGCGTTGGGTCACAGCCACGATTTTACCAACTTTGAGGAGAACAGGCGGCTACGTCAGCAACGAAGAAATGTTTATAGAAAACTACCTCCCGTTTCTCGACGAGCCGTACCGTGACCTGTTCCGAATTCAAATGACGATCATAGGAAAGCTGAACGAGCGTATCCGTCACGATCAGCCACTGGTGGAGTTTGCAAATCAGGTGTCAAATACCGATAATCTTATCGACATGAACGCAATGGCAAAGCTTGCGAGAGCAGAAAATATCCCCGTCGGCAGAAACAAGCTTTACGGCTGGCTCAAAGGAAAAGGCGTTCTTATGGCGAATAATCTCCCCTATCAGGCGTTTATCGACCGAGGATATTTTTCCGTAAAGGAGTCGGTTTTTGAAACTCCGACTATGACAAAGACCTATCAGCAGACGTTTGTGACAGGAAAAGGGCAAAGATTTGTGATCACTCTGCTGAGAAAATATTATGG